CTAACCGCAGTTGTGGAAGAGTGAACACCGTCGAAGTAGCAATACATATTCGTACCACGACGAACCACGACAAGATGCGCCCAGACTCCGTTGGATAAGGTGCCTATCGTCGCGCCGTTGACCATGTCCCATTGCGTCGTGTTCGCCATGAACAGCTCGACGTCATAGGTTCCAGAAGCTTGCGAGATTTTCCACGGAGCGACCTGCGTGGCGTTGTCCATCTTGGCAAGGATGTCGGTGTTGTTTGATTGTCCGGTCGCGGTAGCACGCACCCTCAGTTCCAACGTGAAGTCATCACTTCCGAAGGCGAAGTCCGCGTTGTGCGGGACGGACGCGTAGTCACCGCTTCCGTCAACCAGCAGAGACGCGGTGCCGAAGACCTTCTGCGCCGTGTCGAGTTCGGCGTCACCGTTCAGAGTGATCGTGTGCGGACTGCCAGAACCACCAAAGGATGAGTCCGTCGTGCTGGTAGCGCCATCCGAACCATCAAAGTGGCAAAGCAACATGGTGTTGCCGTCGTTGCCACCGTATCCGATCACCACCTCGTCGTCAGTTTCATTGTACCGGAACACATCACCGAATACGATGTCCCCAGTCGATTGAGCAAACACCACGCCGTCATGCTGGTATTGTAAAAGGTGATACCGTTCACCTCCAGTGTTTTGTGCGGTGCCGTTCCCGCTGTTGTAGAGCTGCAACACCTCGAACTCGCTGAGTTCCTTATCGAAAAAGCGAAGGTTATCAATTCCACCATCCCAATACTGTCCGGATTGCGGCGTTCCATTGTAATTCAAATCACCGATGAACAGATTATTGGAATTGCTGTAGGAACTCATTGTGACACCGCTCATGTCGCCATCGTATGACGGGTTCAACGCAACCTCTTCTCCGTCAATGTATATCTTCATGTTGTTGGTTTCATCAACGGTGCAGGTAATACACGTCCACTCCGCTGCAGCACCGTCTGAAAAGATTGCCGCCGATGTTCTGGCCGTGCAGCTATTGCCATTCGACTGGTACGACAGATTGACTTCACCGGACGTGGTGATGTATAGCGAGCACTGATTGTTCGACGCATTGGTTGTCCCAAACACGCGTTTGACCGCAGATGGATGACCATCATCAGGTTTCACCCATACATCAAAACTGAAAGAACCCTGGAACATTGTCTGGAAGGTCTGGTTACAGTTCACATAATCATCGGTGCCATTAAAATTGAAAGCATCGTCCAGCTTGCCAGTGATGGATAGATCCTCTGTATTATCGCCTCCGACGAGCGTTCCATCTGTCCCGCTCTCATTCGTGACGGTTGTGCTCGCCGCATCATCGTCGAACTTGTAAAAAGCATAAACGTCCGCAGACAAATCCCACACCACGCCACCTTGGATATCTTCGAGGTCATTGTGGATGGACGTGCCGCCACCTCCAGCCGCCCACTTCAGCCCGGACGCCTCAGCACTGTCCGCAGTGAGAACGTAGCCGTCCGTTCCGACGCCGAGACGCGCATCTGTCGTGCTGTAGGTGTAAAGGTCGCCCTTGGTCGTGAGGGGCGAACCGCTTCCAGCTCCCCAATTCGGAATGGTCCCGTTGGTCGTGAGCACTTGGCCGTTCGTGCCGATACCGAGACGCACGAGGTTACCAGAGTTGTTCCGGTAGTAGATGTCACCTTCAGCGTCAGAGCCGAAGGTGTAGGACATCTGCGTGATGCCAGTCAGCGTTCCGCCAGTAACGGAGACCGAATCTGCATCCTGCGTGGAGATGGTGCCGAGCGCGGTCAGAGCCGAATCGATTGTGTTCAGTGCATCGTCCACGTAAGCACCGGTCACACCAGAGTCGTTCGTGACCTCGCTCGCAGCGTAATCATCTGCCGCTGCCGTGACCGCACCAGAGCGGCTGAACACTGACGTGACCACACCGCCAGTGGTCGCCACCTCGTAATCAGTCCCAGCGTCATCGGTGAACATGAGGACGGATGGTGTGTCGTCCCGCACCCAGACTGCCCCGTACCCGGCCTCCGGTGTCCAGGGGCACGACGCTTCCTCGGAGATCACCAGCCCGGTCGGGTCGATGAGACCGCCGACCGTCAGCTTGCCAGTCATCGTCAGGTCTGCGATCCCGGTGACGTTGTCGCTGTCGTCGATGACCACGCCGCTGTCCTGAACCGCGTCGCCGTTCGTTCCATCCCAGCGGACGATGGCGTTGTCGGTGCTGGAGCCTATGCTGGCTATCTTGGCTGCCAGGAGCGCGTCCACTTCGGCCTTCGTGTAGAAGTTTCCGCTCAGCGGAGGAGGGATGGCGCCCTCGTCATCCATGATATTGAAGCAGCGGAAGAGAAACCTGCCGACAAAGATGAGTTCCGGAGTCACGTCTCGGACCTGGTGCTCGAGACTGCATCCGGTCAGTTCCGTCTTGCCCTGAATCAGTTCCTGGTAAACCTCGTTGTTCGCGTCGAGGGTGACCACGAACTTCCCGGTGTCCTTGTCCGTCTGATCGATTTCGGAGTTTGGCGACTTGATTATGAGTGCCTCAGAAGCCTTACACTCGTCCCCGTTAGCATACGAGTAAGTAAGCGTCACACTGACGGTGAAGATCCAGTTATCTCCAGACTTCACTCTGGCGGTGTATGCCACGTTCTCCGACTCACCTGACGAGTTAGTCAACACGAGATTGCCGGTGCTTGGTGGGGTTACCGACGAAAGACCGGAGGCCGTAACGCTCGTGATCGCTCCGCTGTAGGATCCGACGAGGGCTCCGGTGTTGAAATGAACGAAGTCGTTGTCGACGGCCACGGAGCTTGTGATCGTCAACCCATTGAATCCCACGTACTCGTCGGAGGGATTGGCGCTATTCAGGTATTGAATCGTGACCGTCATCTTCTCCCGGAAGAGTATGTACGGTTGATTTGTCCCACCGATCTGTTGTTGGTTCTCGTCGTATGATCGCTTAGTATTCACGTCATAGTAGACGAGGTAGTTTCTGGCCATCGTTTATCTCCTAACTCAGAATATTGCGATTTGATCTACGTTGAACATTCCTAAGTTCTGCCCACTTCCGGACACAACTATCTCAGAATCGCTTGTACCGGGAACACCGTTCAGGTACACATACGCCCTCATGGCATCAAACACTCGGTTAAAGTCTGTCGTGAACGTTGCTGCACCCGTGAAGTCCTCTACCATACGGAAACAAGCTCCAACTTGATTGCTGCCAGTATTCGGTCGAGCCGAGACGCGCTCTCCCGTCATCACAAATCCTGGAGCGGAGCTGTTATTGAAAAAGGTCGTGTCCCACCACATCGTGAAATCTTTGTTCGTCGTCTTTTCTCTTAGCTGCACGAATACGCCAACAGCGAATTTTTCTTGCTGTATCACAGACCCGGCAGTGCCTACGTATCCGTTCAACATGAACCCCTGTGGTGTTCCTCCAAGTTCTGCTGCGAGGTCTACCTCGTTGTCCAGCAGCACCCAGCTTCCGGTGAACGGTGAATCATCTACGTCGTAGGTTCCGTTGGGCAATGCAACGACGGTCAAGCTGTTGAAGATGGTGAAGAACGTAAGAGCAGAGCCTCCGCTAAAAGGGCGAACTCGCGCGAGCCCCCCGTCCTCGCATACCACCTTCAGACCCGTATTTCCTTTTTTCAAGACCCAGGATCCGGATTGTGTTCCACATTCGTCCCCGGGGGATGAAGACGCGTCCAGACTTACCTTCACACGCTTGTCCAGATCCAGCGGAGGGAAGCAGTGCCCACGGCCGTCCTCGGGGATGCTTTTCGTGACGATGACTAGTTTCGATGAGTCGATGTTGTCGGCGTTCGGTTTCAGAAGGTTGTAGACGATGTCACTCTCGCCAGATGCGGCATCGTCGACCAGAGCAATGCTGTTGTCCGGAATCATCTCTCCGCTGGTGTTGATGCACGCGGTGACACGCGAAGGAGTTGGAGAGCGTGGAAGTGCCCGTTCCGGGCTGCCTCCGCGAGGGGCATACTCATCCCGGAGAACCGCATCGTTGATCCTGGCGACGTCTCGGTCGTTAAGAAGTGGCACCGGATACTCCTCCACTATTGTCTGGCAGCGCCATGGGGTCGATAACGATATCTGCAATTGGTCTTTGTGCGTACGTCGGCTCGGGAGGAAGCTGCAGCACCTCCCAATCTTTGGGCTTTGCTGTGATGTATTTCAGGTAGTTCGCCTCGTCGACGGTTGCAGCATCTCCGTTTGCCTTGAGAAGCTGAGGTTGTGAAACCGGAACCGATTCTTCATCGCGGGTTGGTTTTGTGAACTGAGTCTTCTTCGCTCCGGACGAGCCGCCGGGAAGGTAGTAATACCCGGCATTCAGGATTTCTCGTTCATAGGTCTTTCCCGAGGGCATGATCTCTATGTCGAACGTGACCTGCCATGAGACCTGGAATTGCGGTTTGCCGTCTAACACTCCGTTTGATCGAATGATCGGAAGCGGCTCGATCTTGAGCATCTTCGCTTGAAACGGCTCAACGTCCACTCCAGCGATTCGTTTGACGGAAGTAGCGGTGTTCAGTGAGTTCTGAAACTCGAGAACTCGCGAGACGAGGAAACCGCTCGTGGCGTTGAAGAAGTTCATCACGATGTTGATGTGCAGTCGCGACTCCTGCTCTTGGATCGGAGGATCAAACGGGTCTCCCGCGCTGTTGAGAATTGGAAGGTCCTGCGTATATACCTCGCCGGTCAGCTGCCAAGCTCGGTCAGCGACAAGGGTGTATTGATTCAGCCCGTATTTGACCCTTGGAAGATCGGTGACGGGATCGTACGGTCCGATCCCCTCGTAAGTGATCGTGACGTCCCAAACTCTCCCTTCCTCTCCGACGACCGGAATGGCGGATCGTCTGGTAACGATCATGTCGTTCGTTTCGGGATGAGGCTCGTCAGGGAATGGCAGGCGAAGAGCCTCAGGGTCCTCCGTGGTGAACTGAAGGATCTCGTACTCCGTCAGCTGTTGATCAGCCAGGTCCCGTACGCGGTAGACGTGTGATGTCTGCCGCGTCGTTGCCGTTTCCGACCCCTGCTTGGAATCGATGCCTCCCACCAGTACGATGTTCTCAGCCATGTTACGCTCCAGACAAGGCGGGGCCGCTGCTACCGGCGAGCAGTTCGTTCGTTCTTTGAGATGTCTCCAGCTGTTTTCTTTGCAGCTCCTTGGACTCCCGCGTGTTTTGCTCTATCTTACTTTCTACGTCTTGACCCGCAGCCGCCACCAGGCTGAAGGCTCCTGCAGAACCACGCTCTAGAGCGCCTGCGAATCTTGGAGCGAACCCGAGGACGTCCTCTTTCTCCACCCCTGGCTTTGCTCCCAACCCGAGTGCCGCACGACGCTCCGCCTCTGTAACGACCTCTCCGCGTGCTTCCTTCGCGAGAATCTCGTCTTGCCTGGCGCGAAGAACGGCGTTTCCGGCTGCGGTCCCGAGATCGGGCAGATCCAGCAGGGCCTCCTTCAACCTGACGACCGCTCCAATAGCAGTATCGAATGCAGCCTCCCATCCTTCGGTGAAAAACTGAAGATTGGCAACGATGAGGTCAAGGCCGGTGTTGACTCCTAGTTCCAGAACGTCAGCGAGGCCGATGAATCCGTCGACCACCGTTTTGATTGTCGGTACGATCCGTTCACCGATGATTTCGAGGAGAACAGTGAATCGATCCGCCAGAATTTTCAGCTTCGCGTCCAGGCTCTCCAGCTGCTTGCCAGCAATCTCCTCAGTGACTCCTCCCATCGACTCGAGGCGCTCCTCGTAATCAGCAATCTTGTCCGCGCCGCCGATCAGCGGCAAGATGGCTTGCTGTACTCTGGCTTGGAATCCGAGTGCCGTGAGTTGAGCTGTTCTCTGCTTCGTCGACATTCCCTCGAAAGCCTTCTCCATGTCTCCGATGATTTCCGAGAATCGTCTGAACTCCCCGACATCATCGAAGACAGAGATCCCAAGCCTCTCGAACGCCCCCGCATTGTCCTGCGCCGACTTCGTCAGCAGTCGCACAACGCGTCCGAAGTTGCTGCCGGCGAGCTCCGCCTTAATTCCCTGGTCGGCGTAAAGCGCAAGGGTGGCGATCGAGTCTTCCAGGTCCAGGTTGTAGCTCTTGATCGCTGCACCCGCGTCCCTCGTCAGCGCCGTGCTGAACTGCTGCACGCTCGCGTTTGCTAGGGTGTTTGCACCGACGAGGAGGTCGCTGACCATGGTCATATTCACCATGTTTTCAGCAGCGTCCTGAACGGTCAGCCCCAGCGCGCTCTGCGCGTCGGTCAAAAGATCTGTTGCTGTGGATAGGTCGAACATGCCCGCCTGAGCAAATCGAGTAACGATCGGAAGAGCACCGACAGACTGTTCGGCGTTCAACCCTGCGGAGGCGAGGAAGAAGTAAGACTGTGCGAGCTCCCTCGACGCGAAGGTGCTTTGTCCGGCCATGACCCTCGCGGTTTCAGTGAGCGCCGCCTGCTGACGATCCGTCAGATCGCCCATGATGGCCGTACTCTGAACCATCGCCGACTCGAACTCTCGGAAGGCCCCGACGGATGCGCTCGCGATCTTGACGATCGCAGCGCCGGCGCCCAGGATGGCAGCGCCCTTGATGAGTGGTCCCGCTGACTTCAGGAATCCGAGCATTGCCGACTTCGACGTCGCGATGCCGCCGACGAACGCAGTAGGGTCCGCTACCACTCTGGTGACTATCGATCCAAGGTTAGTTATCACTGCCATTTTCGATGCAACTCCCGAAAATGCTGAAGATCACGGCCTTGTTCTTCAGCGCCTGCTTCTCTTCGTCCAGCTCCTGTTTCGCCTGGTCGAACTTCAGTAGGAAGTCCGTGATCTTCATTTTCTTCGCACGCTTTGTGGTCATGAGGTCGTACATGACCTTGCAGACCAGGGCCGCTCGAATGTCCGACCTTTCCGGCTCTCCTGGATCGATCTGATCGTAGGCAAGCCATCCGGCGAACTCGAACGGCGTTATTTCTTCTTGCGCCCGGACGACCGACGTCCCGAGTTGCCTTGCGAGGCGGAACCACGCCCGCCGCTCCGGGCTTGCATGAAATTTTTGACCATCGCCTCCGTGGTCTCGCGAAGAAGCATGCAATGCCTACGGATGACCGAGTAGGCTCTCGCTACCTCGTCGCCGTTCGCCTCAGTGTAGAGCCATTCCAGATCGTCGTCCTGGAATACCCGTTCGCCTTTGCCGTCCGTTACGCACTTGCAGACGAGCCACCCGGCGAGACCCTCACCCTTTCCACCTTCGAGAAAGATCCTTTGCTCCATCTCGTCTCGCAGGCGCGAGGACATCTCCTTCACGAAGATGTCCTCGCCCCACGCGGAGCCCTCGACCGGATGAAGCTTGAGCTCCATGCTCCGGATCCTCTTCCTTATCTCCTCAGCGTTCATGTCTGTTCCCTTCAATTAACTTTCGCCAGTTCAGCAGGTGCCTTCGACTACGGCGCTGCCGTGTAGGTCGGTGCCGTCTCGGCGCCCGTGGTCGGGTTGACCAGGGACGGCTCGATGGTGCCGGTACTGTTGACCTTGTCGCCTTCCACGATGTCCCCGGGCGTGAGCACGCGGAGGACGCCGTAGAACTCGAACTTGTCGCCGGCGGGGAACGTGAGAGTGATCAGCACGTTCTGATTGATCGGAGCGCTAATGTGCTGGGACGGATCCCAGTGCGCCTCGAAGTCGAACGGGGTGAAGTCCTTCAGGGTTTTGGGAACCTTCGTCCTCCACACGGTATTGCCGAGGTGCGTTACGGGAATCATTTCCCCGCCGTCCACACCAGGAGCGCTCAGTCGGAGCTGCTCCAGTGAAAAGCTTGCGCCTGAGGCAAGCGCGAAGGCTATCGTAGTCCCCAGGCCGTCGGTAATCCTTCCCATCTCTTGACTCCTTTCCTAGTTGTCGATGGTCACCACGTAATCTATCGTAAACTGAAATCTCTTCGACTCGTCTCTCCCTTCTGGTGTTGCGTTCTGCAGTCTCTTCACTGTTCTGTAATCTCGGTCGATACCAGAGAACCCATTTAACGCGTCCATCACCGCGTTGATTTCGCTGACCTTATCCCAGCCGGCCAGATATTCGATAGATCGGATCCGGATCGAGAAGGCCAGCTTGTCCAGGACTTCTCCGGTCTGCAGAACTCTCCCCTCTACTGAGCTTGGAACGTCAAACACTGCGATGCAGTTGTCCGGAACGTCCGGAATCACGGAGATGAATATTCCCCAGTCGCCTGAGTCCGCACATACTCCGATCCCGTTAGCCACCAGGATGTCTTTGATATCCACACTCAGAGGATTCGACATTAGTTGTCCACCGTTACGGCATAGTTGATAACGAACAGGAACCGCTTTTCAGATTCATCCCTTCCCAGCGGAATGAAATTCTGCAGCCGCTTGGCGGTTCTGTAGTTCCGATCCTGCCCAGAGAATCCATTTTGCGCATCCATTACGGCGTTGATTTCCTTGACCTTTTCAATGGTCGCGAGGTATTCCAGGCCGCGCACGCGGATCGAGCACGCGAGTTTTTCGAGTACCTCCCCGTCTCCCAGCACCCGACCTTCCACGTCGCTCTCTTCGTCGTAAATCGTGATCAGGTTGTCCGGGCTGTTAGGCATGGTCGAGACGTAGATGCTCCAGGGATCCTGCGAGGCGAAGGCTCCGACACCGTTCAACACCAGGAGGTCCTTCACGTCCACGCTCAGCGGAACGAATGTTACGGCACCTGATGTGGGGCGCCCAATAACGACGTTCGACACCCTGGAGAACAGCTCCACGTACTCCGCACTGACGGCGTATACCGCGAACTCGTAGACGACTTCGTTAGTGAGACCTAAGAAGGTCAGGACGCCGGAACCAATTCTCGACGTTCCTGGGATCCAGGTCGTGGAGGTGATCTGTTTGTAGAGACCGTAAATCAAGTCTGTGCTGTTACCAGCAACGACGTCGATGGACACCTGCGCGTTCCCCAGCGCGTTGAGGGACGTCGCGGGTGTGTTCGGCTGGGGCACGGGCTCCGGCCGAGGCATGACGTCCAGGTTCGCGTCTAGTTCCCAATTAACTGCCATCTCGTCTCCGCTGATATCTGCTGGATACCAATCACCATTTCCGTCCTGAAGCCATATGTCTTGCACGCTCATTAGAGGTACGCCACTTTCCCGCTTTCAGCGATGTCAGCCGGTACGGTGTTCTCTGGCGGCACGCTGTTCCTGAACTTGAACCTGCACACCTTCCAGAGCGGCATCGCTATCAGTTCGGAACAGATCCATCCGCAGTTCCAGTCACGTGCTTCCTTGCGTTTGCGCGAGCCCGTCAGATACAACCACATCAAAGACAGGATGAGCTTCCAGTCGTACCGCTTGCCATCTGCTTGACACGCTATCCGTATTGCCGCGTCCATGCTGACCGGATGGATGATTCCCGGCAGTATACGTACTGCTTGCGTGCTCAAGTCGTCGTCCAGGTCGTACCGGCTGACGGGTGAGTAGTGGACGCCCTCGCCGCCTTGCGCCTCTACCAGACGGTCGTCGCCGATGTACCACGCGACATGGTTCCAGTGCGAGTCCGTCACCTTGCGGATCAGCCAACAGATAAAGCTGCGTGGCGTGTGGACCAGCACGATGTCACCCCTGGTGAGCTGCACGTTTCTTCTCCTGGAAGTGCTTGAAGCGGCGAACGGCTTTGACCGCTTGCTCGCCTCTGCTCTTGCTCATGCTGGTCGGCACGGGCGTCTCCACACTCATTCTGATCACCCTCTTCTCTTTCTTCGCCATCGTCCTCTCCTACGCGTCAGGTATGGTGCGCATGACGTGCTCCAAGCACACCGCCACATTGTTCTCCGTGCCCACGCTGTCATATGCGAAGCGGATGTACAGACCAGCGTAGAGCTTCTTGGCGTCGGAGCAGATGCAATTCAACTCCCTTCCTGGCCAGCACGGAAGGTTCTCTGCGAACGTGACCCACACCGTTCCAGCCGGGGAGTACAAGCCGTCCACGTCCACGATCTGAACGTCGATGTTGTCACCCACGACCGCGTTGTCGTCCACGTGGAACACCATGCCTTGCAGCATCATGTCAGCAGTGTACTTCGCGTCGAAGTTGGTCAGCGTGTCTTTGACCGCAGTGAAGTTGTAGCCTTTGCGGAACAGGTTGTATCCTGTGAGGTCTTGGAACCCGTGTATCGTGACGGGTTCATGGTCTACTGCCTCCTCTCCAGAGTGAGCGGCGACGATTCCGTTCAACGTGGTCTGGTCTGCTTGGTCCAGTGCCGCCTTGAACCAGATGTCGCAGTCGTCGCCGTTCGTTTCAATGTGGTCGAGCGCGATCACGATGGACGAGGCTTCAATCTGTTCCGCAAGCGTGGAGGGGTTCACCTTCCCGTTGGGGAAATCCTCGCTGATGGAATACGTGTACGCGGTCAGCGCCATCAAGCAACCCTCCAAATCTCAAGGCGAGCGTTCTTTATCCATGCGGTCACGTTGTTGTTCGACGCCGCAAAGTCCAGATCGATGTTCACCGACCCGTCGCTTGCTGGAGTGTAGTAAGCGAACCCAGAGCAATACGGATGCTGATCGTCGCCGATGTCATCCTTAGGCTCTTGCTCGTGGAACATGATTTCATCCGTGTCGTCTATCTGAATTCGCCCCAGGAAGTCCCGACTGATGCTGTCCAACCGCCAGTTGTAACACCAGCCGATTCTGTACTTGGCTCCGGCGACAAGGGACGCGGTGGTCATCCGAAGTTTCTGGACCCACGTTGTCCCCGTCGTCGAAGTCTCACCGAGAGAGGACGCTTCCTGGAATTCCAGGTCTAACCAATGATGGGCAACTTGCGTCATCTCTCGCTCCCTCAGATCGCATAGGTGATGATGAGGACATCGTTGGCCTTGATGTCACCACTCAGGCCGGTCGCGCCTCCGTTGTTGTTGAAGCTGATGTCGGCCAGCGTGCCACCTTCCTGGTTCACGTCGAAGTCCGGCGTGACACCCGTTGCGCCGACCACCTGCTTGTTCACCTGTCGCGGACCCTTGACTGGATCGATGCGAACGCCTTGCGCGTTCTCTGGTGTGCTGGCAAGCGTGAAGTAGCCTGCCGTTACCTCGCCAGCCGTGACCAAGTGCATCTCCTGCTTGGTCGTCTCAGTGGACATTCCAGCGATCTCTTGCTGGACGAACGCGGTGCTGGCGGCCTTGGTGGTGTTGTCGCCTGTGGTCTGGGTCGCGACGTCCACGCTGCCACTCGCGGAGAAGTCATAGCTGTCAGTCTCGTCCAGCTCTGTCGCGCCGATGCCGTCGGCCTTGACTGCGAGCACGCCAGCCGAATGGGTGATCGTGTCGTCGTCAGTGTCAACGCCAACGCCGTTCGCGTCCACCGTGACGGGTGCCACCGACGTGTCGCCGCCGCTGTAGGGATCAACGTCGATTTGCCACGTGTTTGTTCCGTTCTGCGCGATGCCGTTTCCAGCAATCTCAGAACCGTCTACTTCCACGTCGTCCGTGTTGACCTGGACACCCTTGTTCGCGTCACCGACGAACACCGTGTTGCCGGTGTTGTCCAGACCAGCGCCCCACGTATAGCTCGTGCTCGCACCGAACTGGACGAAGGCGAGGTCGTCGGTGTCGATGACGTCTGAACCAGAGTCGTTCGTGCAGACCCACATCGTGTCCGCGTATGATCCGCCCTGTTCGACAAAACAGGCCGCGTTCGCAGCCGGTTCGCCAGTGTCGAAATCATCCGGGCGCGTCCATGCTCCGGTGTGCATAACCCACAGGCCGTTCTCTGCCGCGTCCGTCGTCTGGGAGGTGAGCAGCACCCGGTCGCCATCGCTGAAGGAAGAAATGCTGTCGATGGTGTGCGTGAGCCCGCTCAGAGAACCAATCTCTGTTCCGGTGTTCACGACCTTCGCGGGTAACTTCCACTTGAGGCCAGCCGCAACGTTGTCCACGTAGGATTTGCTCGCCGCGTCGTTGTCGCCGCTCGGCGTTCCGACCTGGACGGTGCCGCCACCAGTGTTGAAGTCGAACGTGGCGGAAGTGTCGAGCTTGTCACCATCAACCGCATCGTTCGCAAGCTGTGTGGTGTCAACACCGCCGTCCTTGATCTGGATTACTCCAGCGGTGTGCGTCATGGTGGAGTCATCGGTATCGACACCTGCACCGTCTGCGTCCACACTCAGCGGAGCGATGCTCGCGTCCGCGCCAGAATACGGATCGACCGCCAAGGCTGAACCAGCACCACCAGACACACCGTCGCCAGCAACGTCAGCATTCAGTTTGTCCTTGTCTACTGCTGAATCTTCAATCCAATTTGTTGCAATCTGTGTCATCACGTTCTCCCTAGAAAAAGAACACCGTCATTTCTTCACCAGCCTCTACTTGTCCGTCCATACCCAGACCGTTCCAGGAAATCCGTCCGGTCGGGCTCACAGTGTAGTCACTTCCGAGGTCTTGCGTCGGTGCGCCTCCGACCAACACCAGCACGCGGGTCAAGTTGTTTGGAGTCTTCCCTGTGTCCAGATACTTGTTGGCGATATCCAACGCTGTCAATGTGGCCTGTGTCACCTGTATATTGTCAATCGTCCCGCTCAGGATCTCAGCGAGCGTGGCGCTGTTGGTACCGTCCGTGAGCTGACCTGTTACGTGCAAGGTCTGCATGTACGCGGTCGCCCATCTTTTCAGAACGGTGCCAAGCTCGCTTGCGAGGTCTGCGCGTGGGACTACGTTGGGATCAGCCATCTAGTCACCTCGACACTTCTTACAGAGAACAGGCCCTCTCGCTGAGGTATCTAAGTGCCACACTTCTATACCACACTTAACGCACCTGGGACGAAACCTGTCTCCCAATTCACGGCAACTCTCGCAGAGCCCTCCGGTATGGTCGTGATCACGCGGAGAAAGAGGCCTTCCACACTTCTTGCACTCGCTCATGATGCCATGTATCCATTCAAGATTCCGAACGCCGCCGCTCCCAGCACGAAGAGGATAAGCGACGCGAGCAACTTTCCGGTAAGCGAATCAAGGAACTTGTTCTTCCTTTCCTCCGTCTTTTTCTTCTGTTCGACGTGTTCTCGAACGTGAGCCACCAATTCATCGCATGGCTGACTTGGCGGTTTCGGCATCAGATCCAGCCTGGTCTCCACCTTCGTCAGACGTTCGCAGATGTGCTGCGTATTCTTCGCCGCTGCATCCCTCATCTCATCTATGGACGAGAAGATTCTAGAAACCGTCTGTTCCATGTTGCCGTTCGCCATCGCTGTTCCTTCCACGCCGAATAGTGGAGAGCTTCTTAAACCACTCCAATACGTTCTTTGACTCTCTGAATCCATCTCTTGACTAGGGCGCCGTCGGCGTCTCCGGCCGAAACCTGGATCTGAGTCTTCACGGCTTCCTGGATGTTCGCGGGAAGACGCTCAATGGATCGAACGAGGATGTCGATGACCCGATCCTTTTCTCCGTGATCCCGATGGGAAACCTCGCGCCGAATGAAGTACACCGCCATCCCGATTCCGATGACAAGCGCGATTGCACCGAGCCATGGATAATAGAGTAATCCGAACAAGCAGATCCCGGCGGCTCCCAATGCGATGCCGAGGACCGCCTGTTTCAACCACACGGCAACGACCACTCCAGCGACCAGGCATAGACCGGCGAGGACGATCAGGGTGCCGTTCTTCGGCTCGAAGAATTCGACGTCGGACGAGCTCATCGACTCCTCGTCCTCTGAATCGTTGAAGGCATGACGACTTCGACTCCGCATGTTCAGCGAGCCGGTGGTGGTTAGCGTGTCTCCGCTCGAGGTCTTCAGAGTGGTGAGGGGCGCCTCGGTAGCTTTCCCAACCCCCAAGTCGGACGGTGGAGGAAGCGTCGGAGCCTCCACCTCCAAGGAGAGGTCTCTGCTTTCCGCCGCACTGGTTTTCTGGGCCTTTCTGCTCTCTGATTCGGTGGTTTTTGCCTTCTCACCCTGCCAGCACCCCAGGAAGAGGAGCATCGTGGCACACAGCGCCAGGAAAGGGGCTAATTTCGCGAGTTTGATGCCTGGTTTCCGGGGCAATTTCATGGGATTCTCCTAGAATGAGGGCCTTCTCAGGGATCGAACGGTTCTCTTGACGAACCCGCCGCCGATGCGTCCAAGGGAGACGCCGAGCTCTTTCGCTATCACTTCCTTGACCTTCGATCGCTTCTTGCGGACCGCACGAAGGAGGAACTTCCGCTTGGTCGGATGAAGCTCGTGCACAAAGATGGCGTAGTACGCGCCGAATCCGACGATGGCCTCGGGAAGGTTGGGTCTCAACATTCCTTGCGCGATGCTGATCGTCTCCTGCTGGACGTTCAGCAAACGTCGGAAGTCTTTGACTCTGCGACGTCCGCCCCTCGGTCCTGTCTTTGATCCCTCTGTCTTGAATCTGAAGTTTCCCTGAGGAGCCACGCCGTCAGCGATCAGGATTCCGGAGGACTTCAGATTCGACGTATCCACCGGCGCGTTGATCTGCGCTTGCCGAAGAACGATGAGGCCAGCCTTGATCGCACCGCGACGAGAGCCTTTGCGCATCTCGGAGTTCGCGACGTCAAGTCCGCGTAGAACCGAGGCGACTCCGGTGATCGAAAGGATTCCGGCCATTAGAGAAACCTCTCGTACAGGGTCTCGGTAAAGTTGAGCTTCGGCGTGTTCCGCTTTTGCCTTACCGGATACGCTCCGTCCACCCCATAAGGGGTTGCAGGTTCAGCGGAGGCGGGGGAGCCGAGGCGCAGCCAGTCGCCGGGCTTCACTTCGTCGCGGTCGACGTAGACGACCGATCGGCTGACAAACTCCTCCCCGCTGGGAAGCAGCACCTGCTCTGCCCGATCCTCCCAGCGAACTGAGATCTCCGCTGGAGCGTCGAAGTTGTCCTGACCGAATCCGTCCGGTCCGGTGGACTTCCACCAGGTAGCCTTCTGCTTCCGCATCTTGGTAATGATGCCCATCTCACGCTCCCTTGTCGAACGTGCGCCAGCTGTCCGGATCGATGAATGCCTTCACGGCCGATTCGTTCCAGCGGAGACCGCACCAGTCGACCGCCGCCCTGGCGTAATTGAGGTATCCCTTCATCATAAGCTCGGGATAGAACATCGAGGACCTCTGCACGCTCTTGTGGATGTCCTCAAACCGCTTCTCGTGTTCGTCGACCCAGCGACTCCAGCCATCGGGGTCTGAGTGGGCTCGCATGAACTTCGTTTTCATGCAGGAGGCTACAATGTCCTTTGTCGGTCGACGAACGATGATCCACCTGGCCTTCGGGAAGGCGTTTCTCCATTCCTCCCACATAAGGCAGATCTTTGCTCCCTTGATAGCCCAGTTGTCCGTGGTGGGCCTCATCTCTCTGAGCACGTCCTCACGCAGGCCTGGATACGGAGGAAGGTCTCGGCGAGGAGGAAGTGGGCTTTGCCCCAGCGGGTCGGCTCCGATCCTCTTGAGATACCTTTTGATTACGTTTTCGCGTACTCCCTTATGCTCGAAGAACCCCTTTGGGTTGTCCTCGTTGCCTGGAAGGGTGTCACCGAACTCCGCTCCGCACGCCGCCAAGATGCCAGCGGTCAGAGACGTTCCGCTGCGAGCGCAGCCCGTGATAATGATCGGATCCTTCAGCGCCATAGTTCCCTCACAAATTCTTCTTTGTCGACCAACTCGTGAGGCTTCGGGTTGCCGTGGAAGCAAATGACCCGTACGTCACCAGGCATGCCCTTTCCTCGGATGTGCTTCTTGTAGCTGTAGATTCCACCGATTCCTTCCGGGTCGTCCACGACGTGAATCCTCGCGCCGCAGTCCTGCAGATACTTTGAGGTGTGCTGCTGTTCCAGGACGAAGCTTCCGTGACGGTTCGCGTACTTGGCGGTGATGTCAGACCAATCACCGTTCCAACCCATGATTCCGTCCGCGAGCTCGCCGGCGTTCTTGCGTGCCTCGTTGAATGGTCGGTGCATCAGAAACTCGTTCGGTCCGAACCCCAGGACCAGCTTGCCGTACGGAGTGATGTCGCCGGCAAACACCGTGTCGAGACCGAAGGAGAGCACCGGCCCGGTGATCCGGTAGACCTCTTGCATCGAAAAGCGGCCGCTCCAGCCGTGGACCAATGGAACGATTTCGTTGACGACGCCGTCCACCGAGGAAGGGTCATCCGTGAGGCACGTGAACGAGAACGGCATCTTCATCCATCGACGGCACTGACTGTGTAGGCGCATGACGTAGTTGGCGTCGTAGCAACCGCCCGTCTTGAGTACCGTCACGATACGAAGCATCTTACTCCTCCGCGCCGTTCTTCGATTTCGACTTCGTGCGCTTGGTCTTGAGCGCGCCCGTCGCCTTGGACGTGACTTCTTCGTCTCGCTCCGCGCTGATCTTCGAAGTGCTCGGCGCTCCGCCAACGTTGACGATCATCTTCTCGTCGTCATTGACGCGCACCACTCGAGAATCCGCGTCCTTCGCCTCACTCGCGGTGAACACACTTCCGGCGCCGTAGGGCACCCCAAGGTGGGGAACCACGTATCCGGGCTTCACTTTGTACTTAGGCATCTGAACGATCCTTTCCGAGCCAGGTCAGGCTCGCTGTGACGTTCTCGCCGCCCTTGATCGCCTCGTTGTGCTGAGCCAGGGCACCGGAGAAGTCTAACTGCATGGCGGTCTGACCGTAGTGAGTCAGATCCAGACCCTTATCCTCCTTGTGCTGGTAGCTTTCCGCGACGCTTCCGGCCTTTTCGCTGACCGTGTAGCGATACTTCAGTGTGGCGAAGTGCGCCGAGAGATAGAGCTCGACGTCCTTCTTGTCGGTCTCGGTCATGGACGCGTCGGTGATGATTCTGTCGACCATCCGATTCGCCACGTCGATGAATGCAGACAGGTCCGTGACGTCGTCCGGAATCGTGTCCGCCGCTATCGCTTTCACTTCCGTTGACGTCACCCGAGCCACGGCATATCCCTCCAGTCAACCTTCGGAAAGCCCTTCATGAGGCTGTCCGGATTCGCGTTGAAGACTTGCGCCTTCGGAAACTTCCTTTTACAGTCCTCGACCACCTTCGCGTCGTTGCTTAAAAACCTTCCGTAGATGTCCCTCCACTCGTCCTGCGTGCGGCGGTCGACTTCGTTTTCGTGCCAGTTCGAGTCTCCTGTCTCCTCTTCGGTCTTGCGATCGAATCCGAGAAGAAAAACTCTGGTCGCTCCAGCGAGAAGGGCAAGGTTCAGGGCTCCCGTTCCGGTGTTGCCGTTCCACCCGACCGCATCCAGGTGAACGCCGTTGTCTTTCCTGCGGACGACCAGGACTCCGAAGTCATTGTTGAGCAGGTCGTAGAGGCTCGTCGAGATCCTGCCGCCGTAACCAAGCAGACGCGAACGATGCTTGAGGAACCAATCGGAGTCCCCGAAATGACACCAACCGCAGATCTTGGCTCCCAGCTTGTAAGCGTCGTTGCAGCCGATCACGTTTCTTCCGACCAACAGATCATAGTCGAAGGACTTCAGGGAGGGACCGCCTCCGATGACGAAGGCATCCTGTCCCTCCCATTCATCCCGCTTCGGTAGCCAGTACGGCATCCGTCGCCCCCCGATTTACTCTTCGTTCTCGTCGTCTTCGACGATCTCGAGGTCGTTGATGTAGCTCTGCGCAGCCTTCTTGCGCATGCCCTTCTCGTTCATCTTCTCGCCATCGACGTAAACGTCGAAGTAGTTACCTCCCTTGTTGACCACGTTCACGCGGCCGGCAAGCTCCTCTGGAATGTCGAAGCTCGAGGTCTCGTCCGCGTCGTTGTCGATGTTTGCACCCGGGTCCTTCGCACGCTCATCGTCGTCGGGAAGCTCCGGAGCCTTTGCGGGCTCGTGCGCTTCGTCGGGAATCTCTCGGAGGAACTGAAACTTGTTCGCTCCGAGAAGTTGATCCAGCCGCTGATGCGACCGCACGCGGTTCGTGCTCGGATCCTTGGCGTGATGGTAGCCGCCCTCTTCGTCCACGTGCGCTCCGGCCTTCAATTCAAAAACGTACATCCGTATTCCTCCTTAGTCTTTTCGTTCGGCCTCCATCGGCCGTTGTGGTTTCGTCGTGTTCCTTCGTGTGCGAACTGTTATCCCTTCGGGAGGGTGAGACGAAGGTGGAGCGCCTCACCCTCCCTCCGGGCCGCTAAGGAGGGACTCCTTAGGTGTACGAACCGTCAACGATGCCGCAGTTCCCGTCGAAGTCGGCGCGAAGCTGAGGAATCATGATGGCCATGACCTTGAAGTTGACCCCCATGCCGCCGTCCGTGTCCCACTGGAGGGTGCGGACGTCCATGCCCACAACCTCGCGGACGGTCTCGACGTCCATCTGCACCAGGACCAGGTGCTTCGCCGGCAGGTAGTCCGCCGAGCGGACGTCCTCGATACCGTCGATGCTGCGGATGTTCTCGCGCAGCGTCATCTGGTTGGCGGTGGTCGTCAGGGTCTTCGCGTCCAGGTACTGATCCCAGTCACTGGAGGCGTAGAGCACGAACGGGCCGTACCGCTTCGCGTTGTGCGCCAGTTGGCGCATGGCGATCACCTCGTTGTACGTCACCTGCTGGGTCCAGCCGGAGCTGGCCGGGCTGGTGAGGTCCGTCTTGGTGATGCGGCTCGGGAAGTTCGTGTACCCGTAGATGCTGCCCCCACCGAAGGAGAACGAGCCGGCTGTACCGGCAACGAGCTTCTCGGCGAGCTCTGCAACCTTGCGGGCGGCGATCTGCGCGCTGGCGACGTCCAAAGGGGTCCCTACGTTCCGGCTGGTCGCGATCTCGCGGGCCGTGAACTGGAAGTCCTTGTGGATCACCGGAAGCGGCAGATTGGTGAGGTCGTACTCAGGCCGGTCGTTGTCGCCCCGGACCAAGCCGTCCATGGAGATGGACGCGTCGTTCGTGTCCGACTCGTTCTGCGTCTGCAGAACTGTGTGAGCCCAGCCGTTGGGCATGTTGAACACGAGGTTGCGATTGCGGAGGTCGGCGACCATCCGCAGGCGGTTGCGGAACACCTGCGTCGCGTTGCGGTCGAGGAGCTGCCACTCGTCCTTGCGCAACACGGTGTTCGCGTTGTTGATGCGCTGCACCGCGTTGTAGACCGGGCGCTGGAGCTCGTCCACGCCGGTCCGCACGTCGATGTAGCTGTTCCCGTCTTCAGCGAAGTACGGGCGGAAAGCGGCGGGCTCGAAGCCGCTGTTCAGGAGGCGGGCGACCATGCTGCCCCCGGCCTGAAGGATGTCGACCTGAGCCGGTCCCTTCTGGATAGGCATTTCGTTCTTCCTTTCTGTCTCAGAGTTGTTGGGGTTCCAGCCGGTCTACAGGACCCGCGCTGCCACGAGGGTGTCCACCGCAGCCGAAGCCGTAAGGTCGAGGGCTTCCTCGAACTCCACGATCCGGTCCGCGACGGTCGTCGCCGAGGCCGCGTCACCTTCCCCGATGAACTTGCCGTCCCCGGCGCTGATGCCGACCTCGCCAATGGCGACGTCCACGCCGGCCTTCAGGAGGACCTGCAGCTTCTCACCGCGCTTGAAGCGGCCGAGTCGCACCCGGTCGCCGGCGGCGTACGCCTGGTCCACGGTCTTGCCCTGGAGGCTGTCCTCCAATGCAAACAACCGCTCGGCAGCGCCACCCTCAGTGGCGTGCGCCTTCACGGTGCCGGCAGCTTCACGTTCCATGATCATGCCGGGCTTCGGGGTATCGCTGCAGGCGATCTCATTCAGCAGCGGGTTCCCCACAAGGATGATAGCTCTCGTCGCCATTTCTCACTTCCTCCTTTTCTGGGTTGTTGGCGAACTTGCTTCCTCTTTCCTACTTGCCGCCCTGCTCCGAATCGTCGGAGTTGAGCATGCCCAGCGGCTTGATCTCGGTTCCATCCGGAGCCGAACCGACACCGAAGTCGCCTGCGCCCGTCCGCGAGGGACGATTCGCGTTGCTGAGCGTTGCGAGCTTCTCGAGCTCGCCGATGCTCTTGCCCTCGAGCTCTTCCTTCGAGAACGGGTTGCGCGTGTTCTCGAGGATGGTACCGACGAGCTCGGCTCGGTCGGCCGCGAGGCGGCGCTTGCCGTACTCGATGGCCTCCCGGTCGGCCGGGTCGGCGTTCTGGAGGAGATCACCGAAGGTGGGCTTCTTGGTGTCGTCAGCATCGTCGTCGTTGTCGACGGTCTTGGGATCCTTGGGAGGGTCCCCGGCCGGAGGATCTTCCGGCTTCTTGGTAGAGGCGTTGTACACCGCCGTGAAATTATCATCCTCCAGGTCCATCAGGAACTGGCGCTGCGATTCCTCGTAGGCGCCGTTCTTGATGAGCTCGGCCACTTGCTTTTCCCGTTCCATCTCTGCATCTCCTTCGTTATTAGCCACGGGAACAAACTCCACTTGCCTCTCTACTTTAACAGGCAACCCCACCAGGGTGACCTGGTTGTCTTCTCCCTCCTCCATCGTATAGTCCTGCCGGTAGAGCTCCTCAGGCTCTCCGGGGGTGCTGACCTCGTAAATGACGTGATCCTCAAACCCGGCAAGGATCCACACGCATTTGTCGTCGCCTCGCTGCTCGAGAACGGCGTCACGAATGGCCTCCTCTTTCTCGTCGAAGCTCATCTGGTTGAGGATGAAGGCATGATTGCGCATAAACCCGGCGCCGTCGTTCATAGAGCAGGCTCCGGTCATGTCGGGCAGCACCGCCAAGTGGTCGGGCCGGAAGTTCCGCACGATCCCGACGTACTCCTCGCCGTTCCACTCGCCCGGTTCCATCTGCGTGTCTGCAAACAGTCCGGTCGAGAGCTCCAGCGGGTCTCCGTTGACGATGGCCTCGTGCACGCGCTTGTCGATCTGCTCCACGGTGTCCTTGTAGATCCACGCCTCGGCCTTCAGCTTGCCGTCCTCCCAGGTCGTGTTCATCACGACACCGATCTTCGAGCGGTCCCAGTACTCGGGAGTGTTCGCCGACGGCTCCTTCGGATGGTAGACCACAACCGGACGTCCGTTCCAGCAGGCCGGTATCTTCGCGATCTCTTCCTCCGGATAGTAGTAGGGTCCCTCGCTTCCGTTGTGCACGCCCTCCACTAGCATGACCATGGGGACGATCCAAACGTCGCGTCCTTCCAGTGTGCCCTGCCTGGCGATGGCTGCGGAAGTGTTGATGCTCGCGAGCATAAGGCCCCTCGAGTTGCCGATTCCAGCGGGGTCGAGTCCGAGGGCGCGGCGGTGCCTGTTCAGGTGTGCAAGCGCTGCTGCGTTCTTCTGTTGCACAGCTCTAGACGTTGCTGCGGTCAGGCCACCGCGATGCAGAAGAAGGTCGCCCGTCGTGTAGACACCGTTCTCTGCCTTGTCCTCGCCGTCGACTACGATGTGGTGAGGATACTTCCAGGTCGACTTCTTGTTCTTGTCGGTTCCGTCGACTTCCCATGCAAAGGCCTTCAGCGGTAGCTCCGTCTTATCGACGCTCCCCCATTCGACGTCTCCCTCGTACAGCACGCTGCTGTGACTTAGGGCGTTGGCCACGGCGCCAGCCGCGTTCAAGATGAGAGTCGGTATGTCGGCCCTTCGGCTGAACGCCCGCCGAAGGTGCAGGAAGCCGAACCGGAGGTTCCAGCGACCCTTCTTCTTTCGATACCACTTCATGACTCGCGAGGCAAAGCAGACTCCGTTGACCGCCCGCACCGGCGTGAGCACGAGAGCCATCAAAAGCATTTCCAACCAGTTCCGCATCACTACCTCCTCCTACTTGGGCCGCGCCGTCGCGTGCAGCCAACAGTGAACAACCTCCATCTTCGTTACGGTGAACCCACCATCTTCGAGAAGCTTGGTAAACGATTCCTTCTTGAAGCTGTGCAGGTGGTTCGCGCTTGTCCCTCCGCCGTTTGGAACCCCAGCGATCAGGTGTCCACCCTCTTCGCACTTCAGCCGGAGGATCCTCACGGCCTTGGCGGGATCCTTCAGGTGTTCGAGTACCTCCGTGCAGACCACCGTGTCGTACGTGTCCGGACTCGTCGAAAGGGATGTGAGGTCCTGCGTAGCG